GTCGACAGCCCCCTCTGGTGCAGCGCACATCCACCCCCCGACCCACGAGACGGTCGTTTCGTGGGTCGCCGGGCCCGCAGAACCCCGAGGGAATCGCGTGGTGCGCGCGTAGAGCACGTTCCGTGCCGACGAGCTCGAGACGGGGAGGTAGGGGGGGTGTGCGACAGCTCCTACGCCCCCCGGCCCCAAAATTTGTGCGGAGGGTTTGTGAGTCTTGACCCATAAACTCCCTTCTTGACTTCGCGGCTCGGTCGACCCACAATCAGTGTGTGAACAACCCGAGCGGCGCAAAAACCAAGGCCATCATCTACGTCCGAGTCTCCACCGATAAACAAGGTCAGAGCGGCCTCGGCGCAGAAGCCCAACACCTTCGGTGTCAGCAGTACGCAGCCAGCAACGACGTTCTCGTTGTGGACGTGATCACGGACGTAGAGAGCGGCGGCGATTTGGACCGTCCGGGCCTCAAGAAGGCGCTTGCAGCACTCGAAAACGGCCAGGCCAACGCGATCCTCATCTCGAACCTGGATCGGCTCACCCGCGACACCGAGGACGGCCTGAGTCTCACAAAGAAGTACTTCGGAGAGGACAGTGACTATCTTCTTTTAAGTGCTGGGGAAAATATCGATCCTCGCACGGCGGACGGCGAGTTTTTTCTTACGATTCAGCTCGCTATCGCGCGTCGAGAACTCCGACGAATCCGAGAGCGCACGAAGAGCTCGTTGGCCGTCAAAAGTCGGCAACTGGCCAAGACAGGCGAACAATTGGGCGCTCCGACAGCTGAACAGAAGGTACCCGAAGCGACCCAACTAGTTCTGAAGCTTCACAGTGACGGTGTCCCCGAGCGGCAAATCGCCGAGATCCTGAACCAGCGAGGTGTTCCGACCGCACGAGGCGGTCAGTGGCGTCAGAACATCGTTCAGAACATTATCAAGCGCGATAAAGCCAAAAAGGCAGCTGAAGCCGCCGTGCTTGAACAGTCAATTTGACCTATTCCCTCGACATGACTGTCGAATTCATCGACGGTAAGTGGGTAATCGAGGCCGATTGGCTCGAAAACCCGATAATCGGTGACACTTTTGAGGCCGCGTACTGGGAAGTGGTTCAAAAACGCGCAGTTACGACGAAATGACACTACGTAAAGGCCACGGCAACGGAAAAGGCACTCCTCGCATTGAGGTGCTGCCCGCAGACGAGCTACCGGCTCCGATACCGGCTGCACCGGAGGCGCTAGCCCGCCGGCCAGATGGTACTTTGGCCTCTTCAGAAGCAGCCAAGGCTCTGGGAGCTCTTGGAGGCCAGGCGAAGGCCAACAAGAAGAAACTCCTTCAAGGAATGGGCCTTGTTGAGCTCGCCGACGACAACATTTTCAAGCCCTATTACACCGCCGCTCAAGCCTGGTTGGACGCCACCGTCGACATCTATTCGGCGATGTGCGGGGGCACGTTGGGTCCTGGGCCCTCAGCTCTTCTGGGCAACGCAGCCATTGCGCTAGCGATGTCGAGATATCTCACCGATCGCTCCGTCAGGGAGCAAGAAGAGCTTCACGCGCGTCAGGCCCTTCGATATTGGGATGCGATGAAGCAGCAGAAGCTGGCCGCATACGAACTAGGTGTCAGGGAAGCCAAGATGCGTGCCGATTTGAAAGAAAATACTGCACTAGATGCGTTCGAAGCAGCCCTCAAGAGACAAGCCGGCGAGTGATATCGGCTCCAAGTTTACGCTAGAGACGTATCTCACGGACAAGGACTTTTTCGGCCTCGAGAAGGCTACCAACGTTCAGCGAGCTAAGTGCCGCATCGTTGAAGGATTACCCCTCGGCGATCTAGCGAATGATCCTGAAGTCATAAAGCTTCTGGGTGGCGGAGTTCCTCAAGAAGGCGTGCGGCCTGTAGAGGTGTTGGACATCTCAGCGAGCCGAGTCGGGAAGTCCCTTTTTGGCGCCGCACTCATCGTCTGGCTCTCGCAGACCGTTGACGTCTCCGTCTCCAATATCGGAGACATTATTCGTATCCCTGTCGTTGCGCTCAAGCTCGATAGTACTCGAGCAGTGATGACCCACTTGGTGGATCATCTCGTAGCGAAGCCCCTGCTCAGGACGTTTCTCGCAGACAACCCGAAGGACATTACGACCGCGGGCATTCGTCTGCGTCACCCTTCAGGCCGCATCATCGAGGTTCTACCCGTTCCGCTCGATCGAGCGGGAGGCAGTGCGCTCTCGGTATACTGCGCGGGCGCGGTAGTCGATGAATACCCTCGAATGATTGGTGCCGACGACGGCGTCAAGAACATCGAGCACTTCAGAGACGGCATTCTAGATCGGTTCTTACCTCGGTCGGTCTTCCTTTGCACGGGGTCCCCTTGGCAGCCGTCAGGGCCCGCGTACGAAGCAGTACTAAAGCACTTCGGAAAACCCTCCGAGGATTTGACGGTGCTCCGTACAACTGGGCCCGCAGCCAATCCAACGTGGTGGACGCCCAAGCGATGCGCCGAACTCAAGCGAAAAAACCCGCTGGCGTACAAGATGAGTTGCTTGGCAGAATTCGCTGACGGCGAAGAGGCTGTCTTTCCTGCCCAGGCAATCGAGGACGCGTGGAATAGACCTCGCAACCCGAACGCGGACTACGCTCGACCGGCTATCTTCGCTGACCCTAGCGCTCTGCGACGCGACTATTGGGCCGCAATGGTCGGCGGCTGGGCCTTTCCGGTTACAAGCCCCGAAGACATCTACGAGTGCGAGCTGCTCGGTGACTTCATCAAGCCTAGCCCCACAGGGGCCCGCGGCGCTGTCATGTCTGGCCGAGATGGCTGGATTAGGGTTCTAGAAGATTCTTACGGTCGCCCGATACCTCGTAAAGACGGTCAAGCAGCCAGGCCTTGGTTTGAAATCTACGACATCGTCTCGTGGAACAAGGCTTCAGGTGCACGGGGGCTGGACCTAGTCAAAGCGGTAGGCGAGATTGGCCGCAAGTACGGCGCCCACGAGTTTCATTGGGACGGGTACGAGCGATTGATGTTGGCGGATTTGATTCGCAGCGTGAACCTGAAGCCTGTCGAGCATGCTTGGACGAACAAGGGCAAGACTGAAGCTGTCGACCATCTCCGCACTCTACTTGTTGAGCGCCGCGTTGCTCTGCCGTCGCCTAAAATTGCAGAGAAGGCCGATACGCTGAAGCAAGAGCTTGTTCGCTTTAGCAGTCGAACAGCTCCCGGCGGCAATCTCCAATACATCGTCGCCGGCGGCGCAGGCCACGGTGACCACGCCTCTTGCCTGACGCTGGCGATGCGTGCGGACCTCGACGGTTTCGTCGACCGCAGCCCGACGAAAACGGCCGCAACCCGTCACGTCGTGCACGACTACAACGATCCTGACGACGGGGACGATTACTAACATCAACCGCAATTACCCAATCGGCTAATGACGGCCCGACGCTAGCGCGCAGAGCTGTGTTGATTGGGAGTTGTGGCATCAACTACCGGACCGGCCTCCCACTAGGCCCTCCGTCACCTGCCCCTGTCAGTCTCCGTCTAGCTAACGGGCCAGGGTTGTGCGGGTTCGACGAGCGCGCTCCGACAAGCGCGCATGTGGAGCTCTTCGACCGATGCAAGAACCCACCAACCACCCCGAGGCTCTAGCGAACCTCCACAAGCACCTCACGCACCGCGCGAAGCGCCTTGCGACGTTGGAGCGCTATGTGGAAGGCAGCCAGTATGAAGGCCTCCCCGACTGGTTCTCGGGGGACTGCCCGCTTTGGGCGCGTGCGCCCTGCATCGTCGACCTCGTCGTCAAGAACGCCATCACGTCCAACGGAGACCTCCTTCTTGGCGAGGGCCGGTTCCCGGCGTTCCGCTTCGAGGGCCTGTCGGGCGACGAAGCCAACTCCGCCGAGAAGGCCATTGAGCAGATCATCAAGCAGGCGCGCCTCAAGGCAGCGTCCCGCGAGACGTTCGAGGCCGGTCAAGGCTGTGGCAGCGCCTGTGTTATTTTTGGCGTCCGAAGCAAACGCTTCTTCATCGACACTGTTCGCGCCGGATGGTGCACCCCGACGCTCGACGCTGAAGGTGCGGTCGTCGCGCTCGAGATTCAGTATCCCTACCTCGCTGTTGAGCCGGCGAAAGACGGCGACAGTCCAGGCAAGTGGGTGTGCAAGGTCTTTCGTCGCACGATCGACAAGACGCACGACATTCAGTTTCACCCAGTCAAGGTCAACCCCGACGGCACCTTGCCGGCCTTCACGGTCGACGTTGAAGTCGCGCACGGGTTCAGCTTCTGTCCGGTCATCTGGTTTCCGCACCTTCAAGGTTGCGCGATTACCAACGACTTTGACGGTCGCGCCATCCACGAACGTCTGACCGACGAGATCCGTGGCCACGACTTCGCGCTCTCGCAGCGTCATCGCGCGGCACTCTATGCCGGCGACCCGCAGTGGACCGAGATCGGCGTCGAGCCGGGCTACAACCCGACCTCGCCCGGCCGTCAAGCAGAGATGCGCGCCAGCCTCACGGGTCGCCCCGGCGAAGCGGCGACAGGCTCCTGGGTGTCGGAGAAACCGAGCCACGGAGGCAAGGCGCGCAAGAAATCTCCTGGGGATGTCTGGCAGTATGGCGGTAAGAACCCCGAGGTTCAGGTCAAGCTTCACACGCTGCCTGGCGATGCCCTTCAGGCCCTCGACGCGCACGCGAAGGACCTCCGCACCAAACTAACCGAAGGCCTAGGCGTCGTCTTCCTAGATATGGAATCGATGCCGAACGAGTCCCGCATCTCGGGACGAGCGTTCGAAGCCCTCAAGGCGAGGCAGCTGGCCCGCGTCGACTACTACCGCTCCGACTTCGGAGACAAGTTCCTCCTCCCCGCACTCGGGATGCTGATTCGCATCGCAATCGAGACCGGGATGAAGTTTGAGGGTCTCGACATCATCAAGTCGCAGATCACCGCGGCCGCCGAGGCGTGGTCGTGGCACGCGCCTCCGATTGATCTCGTGTGGGGGCCGTATTCACTCCCCGCCGGCGAAGAGGAAGAACTCCTCATGCGCGGCGCGAAAGAGGCGCTCGAGGCAGGCTTCGCCACCAAGCGAGTCATCGTCGAGAAGCTTCGACACGTGCTCGGCATCAAGGACGTCGACGCGTACATGGCCGAGCTCGAGGCCGAGCAGGCCGAAGTTCAAGAGCAACAGCTCCAAACGGTCGCGGCTGAAGCCAAGGCCGTTGCCGCTGCGAACCCCAAACCCGCCCCCGCGGCGAAGCCCAAGGCGAAGGCCAAATGAAGAAGTGTCTGATTTGCGGACACGTTGACGGCGGCGACGCAGCGACGTGTTCGAAGTGCGGCGAGGCCACCTGGCAGTCGCTTGAATCTGGCGAACCGTTCAGTCCGGCGCCTAGTGCGCCTGAAGTCGCGCCCCAGCCGCCGAAGCGAGGACGTAAGTAATGCTTCGTCAAGAAAGTACGTTGACGTTTACGACAACGTCGCCGGCAGCGGCGTCCACCGTCGCGGGGCCGAGCATTCGTAGCGTTCTGCTTGGACGCGCAAGCAAGCTCGTCATCGACGCCACGATCACTGGGGCAACAGGCGGCGTGTTGGACGTCTACCTTCAGCGCAAGGTCGTCTCGGATGTTTGGCGAGACTGGGTTCACTTTACGCAGGCGACCGCAGGCGCCGCCGCGGCGCACTACCAGTTCGTGATCACAGGGAACCTCACCGCGATCACGGCAGGCAATGGGGGAACCGACGCAGCCCCCGCCGTCTCCCTAGCCGCGAACTCCGCAATCGACATCCTGCCCGGTGAAGAGCTTCGTTGGGTCTTCGTCGCAGGCGCCTCCACTTCGTCCGGCGCGATTCAGATCGTTCGCATCACCCCGTTCGTCGAGATTGGATGAGCGGCCCGATGCAGCTTCGTCAGGACGGGACTTGGGTTCCGGCGCTGACGTCGGGGGCAACGACCTTCTCGAACGCCCAGAACGCCGGCGTCGATGAGTTCGCGCAAACGCTTCAATACGCGTCCCCTCCCCCGGGCCTCCCTCGCGCGCAACCGCCTCAGGCGGCACCGGCCCCCAAGCCGTCGAAGCCCCTGAAGACGACCAACGTCCTCGCACTCGCGAAGGCGCGTCTCAAAGACGTGAAGAAAGAGCTCCGGCGCATGAACGCGCTCGAAAAGGAGCGCGCCGAGCTCGAGCGACTCATCGTCGCCGCGCAAACCAAACCAAAGGCCGTTGTTTCGGCCCTCAAACCTGCCGCGCGCAACGCCGGCTGACTCACTGGAGTAATCAATGGCTGTTATCAACGGCACCATCACGGGTGTCACGCTTCTGCGCGCGTCTGCCAGCGGCGGGCTCAAGACCTATCACGTCACCTGCAACTTCCCGGCGTACACCGGCGCTTCCGACACCGCGACGGTGACGGGCCTCGGCGCGGCCATCCTCGGCAAGAACCGCAACGGCAAGACGCACACCCTCAAGGCTGTTCAATGCATGAGCGCCGGCAAGGATGCGGCGGCTGCGCCTCTCGACGTGTTCTTCACGGGCACGGCGGCTTGGGCTGCTACGATTTCGTCCGACGACGCGACCGGCCACCTGGCGGTTATCGCGGGCACCGAGATCACGTCCACGACTGGCACCACGGTTGGTGTCGAGCTCGCGGTTACCGTTCTCGAGAGCTGATCTCGGCGCCCTAGGCGCGCAATGACATAGGCCGCATTCCCGCGGTCGATACCTACCAAACGCAGGCCCGCGGATAAGGGCCAGGAGAGACCAAATGAGTGTGAACGACGCCGCTGTCGCGGCCGCCGATGTGCCTTCTATTGTTGTCGACCAGACCAAGACGGTCGTGGCCCCGCTGGCACCGCCCGCGGCACCGCCCCCGCCGGCCGCTAAAGCCGAGTCTGAGGAGAAGCCTGCCTGGCTCGACGAGCGTCTTGCTCGTGCGCGAGATGCCGCAAAGAAAGAGGCTTGGAAGGAACTCGGTTTCGAGTCTCCGGAAGACGCCAAGAAGGCAGGCGAAGAGCGAGTAGCGGCCCGCGAAGTCAAGAAGACCGAGTCGCAGAAACGTGCCGATGCCGAAACCGCACTAGCGGCGGAGCAGGCAAAGACGAAACAGATGGCAGAGGCGCTTAGCGTTCTCGCCAAGGGGCAGATGGCCGCCCTGAATGATGTTCAGAAGGCCGCAGTGGCGGGTATCGCCGGTGACGATCCCGCCAAGCAGATCAACGCTATTGAAGCGCTTCGTCCCACGTGGGGCGGCGCAGCAGCACCGGCTGCACCCGCTACGCAGGACACAGCGCCTGGCCGTACGGCTCCCAAAGACGGAGGCGCAGCGCCCCCGGCTGATCCCAAGGCTGTTTACGAGTCGCTGAAGGCGAGCAACCCCATCGTGGCTGCTCGATATGCGCTCGAGAATGGCCTGATTGAACTCAAATAATTCACTCCCTCGGTTCGATTGCCGCTGGGAGACCAGAGGTAACTTGCAATGACCATTTCTCGTATCACTCTTCCTGAGAACTTCGCGGATTGGAACTCGGCACAGCTGCTCGCGCAGCCGGAGCCGCAGTATCCGTTCGCGGGTCTCTTTCTTTCGGCCATTGGCTCGGCGCTTCCCACGCCCAGCGGCATTGGCCTCGATGGTCGGCAGATTACCGGCACTGGCGCGGCGTTTTCGTCCGCGGAGCGTGACCGGCTCGAGCTCGCGCGCGGGCTTCCCTCTGGACTGTGGGCCCTTGGCGTGGACTTCAAGGCGACGATGGGTGGCACCGTCCGCGTGAATCGTCCGGCGTTCGCGAACACGACCTACACGGCGGCGTCGCGGAAGCTTTCTCCGGGTCAGGCGATCAGCACCACGCCGATCACCATTGGAATGGAGCAGACCCACCTCGTGCTCGACCGGTATGCCGGTCCGTACGACGCTGGGAACAGCCGCGTCGCACCGTTTGCGCTAGAGGCGTTCGACGCCAATATGGGCCTTCACAGCCCGTCGAGCATGATCGGTACCCACCTCAAGCGAGATTTCCACCGCTTCCTCGATGCGGTTCACGTGGTCCTCGGCGATGGCGGGACGGCGGTCTATCCGGAAGGCTTCGCGGCCGACGTGGACATCACGTCCACGGACTCGGCTCCGATGACCGTCGAGCAGCTCACCCGCACGACCCAGCTCATGAACGAGGCGAACCTCTCGACCTGGCCGGACGGCAAGCGAGTGATGTTCATGCACCCGAAGCAGTGGAAGCAGCTTCACCACGATCCGGAGTTCCAGGTCAACTCGCAGTTCCAGAAGGATCTCGACATCCTCTACGGCGGATACGTCGGCACGGTCGCGGACTGGCACTGTTTCGTGAGCAACACGCTCGGAGCAACGACCAACGCTTCTTCGGTTTCCGTTCAGCGCGCCATCGCGTGCTCGCCGGGCGGGTTCATGGGCGGCATGGGTCGTCCCCCGATGGTCAAGACCTCGACGAACGACAACTACGGCGAGACCGCGCTCTGCATCTGGCTCGCCGACCTCGCTTTCGGAATCTCGGACTCCCGGTTCTTCCGGTCGGTTCGGTCAGGCTGATTAGGCCTGCGTCGGGCGCTCCTTGGTGGGGCGCCCGATGTCCCATCTCAAGAAGTCCTTGAAAGGAACTTAGTACTATGGCTCTTCGCGTCAATTTTCTGCCCACTGGCTCTACCACCTTCAACACTCTTGTCGCAGGCTCCACTGTCGCTGGTAATACACTTACCACTGGCGATAACGCACGACAAAAGCTGCGCAATCTTTCAACTCTCGTCGACCTGACGATCGTGACCGGAAGCTTTACGGCTACCGGCAAGTGGCAGGTTTCTCTCGACGGAGCCACGTGGCGTGACGTTGCGCACGGATCGCAGAATGCGGCTGGCGTCGCTATCACGGCCACTGGTCTGAGGGTCTTCGACGCGCCCGCCGCGGTTTACGGCTGGCCCAAGGTTCGCTTCGCGCTCGTCACTGCGGGTGCAACTGGCGCCGCGGGCGATCTCTACAACCTTTCGTACTTCCTCCGCACTGGGGCCTGATTGAGAAAAGGGCGTACTAGCGGTCCTTGCTCGGTAGAGGGTTGCGAATGCACAGCAGTGAGAACAGGCCGCTGTTCGAAACACTACGCTGCGCATCGCAACCCGCCTTGCGCTTTTGCGGGCTGCATCTACCACGCCCAAGCTCGAGGTCTTTGCGGGGCTCATCACAGGCAGCGTAAGAAGGGTCATGAGCTCAAACCTCTTCGCAATCTTCCCGATAGAGACGGACTACGTCAATGTCTCGGTTGCCAAGAGTACAAGCCTCTAGCCGATTTCTACCTTCTCGCTGCGGCACGCAGGGCAGAGGACCCAGAGGCACGAGCCAAAGACTGCAAGGCGTGCACTTGTTCGCGCGTCAAGGTTCTCAACGACAAGAAGTGGTCCGCACTTCTTCTTCGCTCAGCCAGAGCGCGCAGCGCAGAGAAGAACTGGGGCCCACCGTCGATCGACGAGGCTTGGATTCTGGCACAACCTCTTTGGTGCCCGTATCTGAACGTCGCTATCGAACCCTCCGACGTGGTTCGAGACCCGTTTCAGCCGTCGTTGGATCGCATCGATAACGATAAAGGCTACACGCCAGACAACGTTCGGGTGACCTCCCTAGTCTGGAATTTAATGCGAGGAGCGATGCCGCTGGAACAGGCCCTCGATGTTCTAGACATCATCCGCGGGAGCGCGGGATTGAAGAAAGTAGCCTAGCCGTGGCCTTGACGAACGCAGAAGTTCAAAAAATACGTCTGGAACTTGGCTATCCCAATTATAATAACGCAGCTGCTGCTTACGTCGGCACTGAAGCGTTGTTCGAGCAGGTAATCCAGCCATACTTACTCGGCTCGGCTCAGACCACGTCCAGCACGCCTGTAACGGCTGCCACGGAGCCAACGCCGCAGACCCTGACGCTGGCGAGTGCCACAGGCTTCGCTGCTGGAGACGTCGTCATTATCGACGTCGACGCCAGGCAAGAGCGAGCCACCATCTCCAACTTGTCGGGTGCGGCTGCGACCGTGCAGCTTTCCTTGGCCCACTCCGGAACTTTTCCGGTTGTGCTGGAAGGCATTGAAAGCTCCATCCGCGACATCCTCAAAGAGCTGCGTCTTATTGCCGGCGGCATGAACGGCACCAAGAGCGAACTCACAAAGATGATGTCTCACCTCGGTATCAAGAAGATCGAGGGCGAGATCGAATGGTTCGGCGGAGGCGGCAGTCTGGCCAGCCAAGGTATCGATCCACTCACCCTCCTAACAAAAATGAGGGAATTGTGGAGAGACGAATTGGCTTCAGTTCTGAATATCCCCCGACTCAACGGGCGTAACGGCAGCGGCGGCTCCTCGGTCTCGGTGTACTGATGTCCCTCAAGGACGATCTTCTTCCTGTCATTGACCCCCTTCGGGCCATTGCAGGAGAGCTAGGCTTTCGCCCTTACTCGGTCTGGGTTCGTGTCGTTCAGTCGGCAGGAACCCGACCAGGCATCGGAACGAAGGCCCTTTCGGAGACGCGCCTCCTCGTTGGAGGTCAGAACCCCAGGGTTCGGGAAGTCAAACGCAAGGACATCGTCTCTGGCGCGAACCACCTCCTCAACGCCGAATACGACATTGGGCCCCTCACGCCGGAGTTCGGCGGCGGAGGCGTCTCGCACAACACCATCAACCCGCAGCGCTCGTCGACACCAACGGAAGTGCTGTTCCTTCTCAAGGGCCCAGGCCTGCCGAGCACAGGCCTTCTGTGTCAGCGCATCGGCGACCACGTCGACCGCCCGCTCCGCATCGTCATCCGCGTGAAGTCCACCGGTCGCGCGGGCTGATGTTTTCTGTCGACCCCAAAGCGTTCCTTGCGTCGATGACGCAGGGAGCCCGCGCACTGAGCGCCCTCATCGTCGAGTCGCTCAAGCGCTCGGCAACCCAGGGTGCCCAGTACGCGAAGGTCAACACGCTGTGGAAGTCCCGCACCGGCAAACTCCGGTCGGGCATCACGCATCGCATGACGTCGCGGACCTCGGCCCGCATCACGTCCTCAGCGAAGCACTCTGGCTATGTCGAGGACGGGACGAAGGCGCACATGATTCCCGGTGACAACGGCGGTCGCGGCAAGATCCTGTCCTTCAAGCAGAACGGCGTTCGCTACTTCCGCAAGGAAGTCTTCCACCCCGGCACGCAGCCGCGCCCGTTCATGCATAAGGCGCGCGACCGCGTCGAGCCCCTCTTCGATCGCCTCTGTCGCCTCGCTGTTGACCGGATGTTTGGCTGATGCCCCCCGACTACTCATCGTTTCAGGCCGGCGCGGTCACCTACCCCCTGCCTGTCGCGAACGGCATTGGCGGGATTGGGGCATCACTGCTCCGCGATGCAGATAGTTCGGTCTTTTTCGTACTCGAATTCTTCACCGCGGTCCTTCAGCGTCACATCGGACCCAAGTTCCAGGCCGAGGCCATCACGGCCGGCGCCTCGATGATTCAGAACGCGGTCGGCGACGTCATCCCGTTCGACCCCGAGCCCTACCTCCTTTCGAGGCACACGAACTTCCCGCTGCTCTCCGCATCGCGGAAGTCGATGAAGTTTGACGACAGTCTCGGGAAGCGTCTCTCGATCAGCGACATTGAAGTCACCTACTGCCTCCCGCCGGTCACTGCCGGCGAAGCCGAGCGCTTGACTCCCATCCTGAAGTCCGTCGTCGACGTCATCGACAACCGGACCGAGCAGGGAATGGATCCGCTCTACACACCAACGGGCTCGACCCTCGGCGGCAACGTCTGGGAGCTCGCAGGCGTGGCTCGTGCCGAGGTCAAGAACGCGACCTTCGGTTCGCTCGAAGCCTCCGACGACGTCTTCTTTCCGTGCGTCGTCATCACACTCGAGCTGGCCGAGCAGGCCGCTACGAGCCTGACCGAGCTCGAGAACTTCACGGGCGCCAACGTCCACGAGGACCTGGCGCACCCCGACGGCACCGAGACGACCATCCTCGACGTCGTCGCGTTCAACACGTACCACCCAGGCCCTGACATCGTCAGCTTGGCTCCAACCAGCGGCACGAAGGCCGGCGGCACCGCCGTCACACTCACGGGCACGGGCTTCATCGTCGGCACCACGCCGATTGTCATCTTTGGCGGGCAGCGCGCCCGCAACGTCGTCGTGGCCAGCGTCACCTCTGTGACCTGCGTCACGCCCGACCACACTGCTTATACGACGGCGCTAGTCGACGTCGAGATCATCAACGTTGATGGCCAGTCCGACACGCTAGTCGCTGGCTACTCGTTCACTACGCCCTAACGGGCCCCTCGCCCACAGGGCCGGAGTTACATGTCAAGCAAGTTGCGCTTTCGCGCGCGCGGAACCGCGCTCGTGCAGAATTTCGAACGTCTCGAAGCCGGTATCAAGTCCTTTGTCGGACGCAAGTTCGAAGAGGTCCAGACCGATGACGGCCCCCGTATGGCATTCAAGCCAACCGACGAGGCCGACGAGGTTCAGTACTGCGCCGAGTACGTGAAAGCTTGCAAGGCAGGCGACCTTTGGCCGGCCGACGAGGCGACGGCAAACGCTTGTGGTGTGTCTTTCGACCCGATGTTCGGCGCCTCCAAGCCCGAACCGAAGGCCGCTGAGTCGAAGCCTTCGAAGTCCGATAAATCGGCTTGAAGCGACTCCTCTCTTTCCTTTCTTTGATTCTTAGGAGTTACTAATGGCCAGCATCGTACTCACTGGACTTGCGTCCAACGATCCCGTTCCCGGGGTCTATATGCAGGTCTCGTTCGCCCAGGGCCCCGCGGCCGGCGGACAGACTGCGCGTCCCATTCTTGTTCTCGCGAACAAGACGTCGGCAGGTTCTGCCGTTCCCGACACGACCATCTACGGTCCCGATACTCTCGTCCCGCTTCAGACCGAGGACGACATGATTGCTCTCGGCGGCCCGGGCTCCGAGGCGCATCGGATGTTCCGACGCATCGCGGCTGTCAACAAGGACACCGCCGTCTACTGGATGTTCGTCACCGCGTCGGCTGGCACTGCGGCCTCCGGCACGATTGTCATCGCGACCAACGCGACCGGCAACGGCACCCACCGCGCGTGGGTTGGCGATGAGTACGTCGAGACCTCGATTGCAACCGGCGACACCCCGACAACCATCGGCGCGGCCATCGCGGTCAACATCAACGCCAAGACCCACTGGGCGGTCACGGCCAACTCGGTCACGGGCACCGTCACCCTGACGGCCAAGAACGCGGGTCCGCGCGGCAACCTGATCCGCTTTCAGGCGGCCATCACGTCGGGCATCGGCACCACGACCACGGCCACCACGGACGCGTTCCTTGCGGCCGGCGCGACCGCTGACTCGAACGTCACGGCCCTCACGAACATTCTCGCCAAGAAGTTCTACTACATCGTCTCGGCCGCGGAAGACGCGACCCAGCTCGGTGCATTGAACTCGCAGGTCAACACGCAGGCGGCTCCCACCACTGGCATTCGCCAGCGCGTGTTCGCCGGCAGTGTCGACACCCTTGCCAACGCGACGACTGTCGCGACCGGCATCAACTCGGCCCGTGCGGAAATCGTGTGGGCGGAGAAGTCGCCGTTTACTCCGAGTGAGCTTGCGGCGAACCAGGCGGCTGTCGTTGCTCTGTTCGAAGCGAATCAGTCGAACCCGCGAACGAACTTCGCAGGCTTCGGTAACGATGCCGTTTCGACCAACTACTGGAAGGTCCCGAAGTCGAGACTCGACTCGGCGACGCCCACGAGGACGAGCATCAAGTCGGCCCTCAACAACGGCCTGTCCCCTATCGGCGTGAACCCGAACGGGACGACCTACCTCGTCAACCGCATCACCTCGCGGTCGCTGTCGGGCTCGACGGCGGACTATCGAATCCGCGCCTCGCACAAGGTCACGGTCTGTGACTTCTTCGCCGACGACCTTCAGGCGAAGCTGACCCTTCAGAACGCTGGCAAGCGTATCGCGAACGACCCGCCGCAGGGCGCGCGCTACCCGGGTCCCGACGTCATCACCCCGGCCATCTGCCGGAGTCAGGTCGTCGGCGTGCTCAACGACTACGACCAGAACGACCTGCTTCAGAACCTCGCCCAAATCAAAGAGGGTCTCGAGGTTCAGCGCGAACTCGTTCCGACGACCCGAATGGGTATTCGCGTGCCGCTGCAAGTGATCGACAACTTGGAGCAGATGGCCGTCGACGTTTCGCAGGTGGCCTGATCCTTAGGCCCCTGACGCGGGGCCTCGCCTCGACGATTGGCTTTGAAAGCGCGGTGCTTCGTCATCATACCGCCCGCGCAAGCGTCATCCTTACTTACGCCCGCGCACGCGGGGCTTGGAATTTCTAAATGGCTAGTCTGCAAAGTTACGCGGTGGGGTATTTTTCCGTCGAGGGCAAGACCCTCGTCGAGGAAACCTCGATGACGATCGAGAAGAAGTCCGGACTCAATCCGGTTTTAACTGTAATCGGAGGCTTCTCCGGCATGAGCCAGGGAGCCACCACGATCGAAATCTCAATCGACAGCGCCGTGCCCACGCGCGACTTCGAGTTCAACCCCGATCGCTACATGCGACTCGGCTCGGTTGTCGAAGTCACCTGCCAGATGGCGGGTCGTCTCACGACGGTCAAGGGCTACATCACTGAAGCGTCGTATTCCCACAGCGTTGGCGATGCGGCGAAGCTGTCGATGAAGTTCATGTGCAAGTACGAGGACTGGGAGTGATCTCTCGCAACGATGATTCTGATGAAAGAAGGTAGTGTTTGAGCGGCCCCCCGAAAGATATCGAACCGTCCCGTCTGTGGCTTCAGCTCTCGTCTGTGGAGCGCCCGTTCAAGCTCGTCGACTTCCCTCGACGTGGCCCGGACGGGAATCCAATCGGACAGATTGCCATCCGCGTCCTAACGCAGGAGGAGCAGATGATCTGCACCGCCGCTGCCGAGGACTTCTGCCGGAAGCACATCAAGAACGGCAAGAACGATGAGATCGGCTACGCCCGCCTCTTCAGCGATGCGTACTGCGTCGAGGTTCTGCACCGGGTCTGTCGCGACGCCGACGACCCTGGCAGAGCAGCCTTCCCGACCGCGCATAGCATCAGGGAGCAGCTGTCAGTCGACGAGTGCGGGAAGCTGTTCGAACACTACCTCACAGTCTCGCTCGAGTTCGGACCGCTCATCAGCCAGATGAGTGACGAGGAAATGGAAGCTTGGATCGACCGCCTGGCGGAGGGCGGCTCCGCTTTTTTGTTCGATTCCTGCTCACCGGATCTACAGAGAATTGTCCTGATGCATATGGCCTACCAGCTTCGGCCATCACGGACGGACAGTTTCTCTGCTGGTCAGCTGCCCGACGAGAGTTCGTCAAGCGACAGCGAGGGTGAGCAGGCGCAGCAGACAGCGGGTGAACCCGCAGAAGAGTAAGCAGTGGCCGGTCCGAATCCCATCATCATCAACTTCCTGACCCACGGGATCGACAAGGTCCTGAAGGACATGAAGTCGATCCAGGACGTGGTCCTGGGGACGGAGCGGAAGTCGACGGTCGCGGCGAAGGCCGGAGCCTCCGACCGCGACCAGATCCGCGCGAAGGAGAAGGCTCAGGCCGTCAAGGGCGCCGTCAACACGGCGCAGCAGTTGGTGGCTGCCCAGAAGACGGGCACGAAGGGTATTCAGAAGGAGCTTGCTCAGAGCCTTCAGAATCAGCGCAAGCATCTTCAGGACATCAAGAAGCAGGAAGACGCGCACGTCAACTACGCGCGCAAGCTCCGCGAGCAGCATTTCAACAACCTCCACAAGGTCGAGAAGGCTGGCACGAAGCGCTCCTCGAGCACCGAGGAAGCCCACCTGGCTTATCAGAAGCGTCTGCGGCAGCAGCACTTCGAGCACCTCGGCCAGGCCGGCCAGGCCGCCTCGCGCAAGGCTGACGCCCAGCGCAAGGCCGAGGCCCGTCGCGTTGAGTCCGATGCCCAGAAGCGCATCGATCACTCCGTAGACGTCGCCAAGCGCTTGGCCCAGGCCGAGCAGAAGGCCCATTTCGAAGCCCGTCGTGGAGGCAATGCCGACCCCAAGTTCAGCCCGCAGAAGCAGCTTCAGGAGCTTCGAGACGCGAAGCACAAATCCCCCGAAGAGCAGAAGGCTGCCCTGCACAGGGTTGGTCTCATGCGCGAAGAGGCCAAGCTCGCGAACGCGATCCGAGACAAGGACCTCCACGAAGAGACGAAGAAGCAGAACAAGGCGACCAAGGACTTCGAGCAGGATCAGAAGAAGCGCGCGAAGATTCGGGATCAGCACGCCGCGAAAGCGGATCGAGCCCGAGAGCACGAAGAGCGCAAAGCGGAGCTCCGACGCGAGCACTTCAATCGTACCGCGGGTAACGTTGTTACTGGCGTTGGAAGGACTGTCGGTCGCGTTGCTTCGGGCGCCTTCAACACCATGACGGACCTCGGCGGAGGGTTCTCCGTTGGGGGCGCGCTTCAGGAGGCTGTTGACCTAGACCGTCAAGCGGCCCTCATCGCCGTCAACTCCAACGTGCCTGGCAATCAGAAAGTCAGCGCGAAGAAGGTCAAGGACACTGCGAAGGCTGCCGCCATCAAGACAGGCCTCGACGCTACTGATGTTGCTGGAGGCCTCAAGGCCTGGCAGGCAAAGACAGGCGACTTCGACGCAGGCGCTAGGAACCTCGAGTTCTTCGGCAAGGCGTCCAAGGTCACGGGCGCCTCGATGTCCGACATCATGGCCACGATGGGCCAGATGACCATCCAGAACAAGGACCTCAAAGGCGGACCGGGAACAAAGAGTGAAGGGGAGATGAAGAAGCTTCTTCTCTCTACCATCATGCAAGCCCGACAAGGCGCTGTTGATCCGGTCGATCTCGCCAGAACGGGAGCGAAGGTCACTCGTACCGCTGGCATGTACACTGGCAATCACGCCGAAAACCAAGGCAAGTTGATTGGTCTTTCGCAGATTGGTGTTCGTACTGCCGGCAACGTGAGTGAGAACGCGACCGTTCTAGCCAACATTCAAGCAGACGCCATCAACCACAAAGGCGCTGTCAAGGACCTCCTCGGCCACGATTTTCAGGACGATCAAGGTCGCATCAAAGGCGGCCCCGATGCTTTCATTCAGGATCTCTTTCTCTCTGCCATGCAGAAGAAGGGCGGCCTGAACAACCTCGCCAATGAAGGAGGCGACGGAAAGAAGCTCTTCGGGCTTCGCGCTCAGAAGTACTTCCAGGCGCTAGAAGAGACCTACGGCCCAGCCAAGGATCGAGCTTTGGGCATGGGCATGAACGAGAAAGACGCTCATGCTTACGCGGCCAAAGAGCTCAATAAGGACGTAACTACCACCCTAAGCTCCAACTACTCCGAGGCAGATCTGCAACGAGAGTATTCGGAGATTATGAAGAACTCGGCGGAGAAGTTCGAGGGCGCGGTTCGCGAGCTCAAGGTCGGTATCACCGACCAGCTTCTTCCTCAGCTCATTCAACTCATTCCTGTGTTGAAGGCGCTGACTCCGGTGCTCGCAAGCCTCATTGCCTTCCTCGGAAAGCTCACGGGCACAGACATCGGAGCGCGTCAGCAGGCAAGCCAAGAGGCTATCTCTGGGGCGTCCGACGCAAAAGGCAAACTCCGAGTCGCACGGGAGGCTCTCGCAAAAGAGGATACGCCTGAGAACCGAGCCAAACTCAAGGAGGCTCTGGCCGGCGCCGAAGAGGATAAGAAGAACCTAGGAGCTGCCACAGCCGATCGAGAGAAGGCCGGCAAGGGTGTTTCCGCGGGTCGTGTTTTCGAGCAGGTTGTAGCTGGAGGCCTTGATGCCGTGACCCTCGGGTTCGCAGGTCAGTCCAGGGATCTGGCAGCAAAAAAAGAAACTGTCGACCCCTCCGAGAAGAAGATCGTCGAGGAGCAGAAGGCTCTCTACGATGAGCTGTCTAAGGCCATCGCGATAGCGACTGCGGAGCTGAAGAAGGTTAAAGGCGGAGACGGCGGCGGTTCCGCACCTCCGGCCGCCGCAGTGCCGACTGCGCCTGTCGCTCGTCGCTAGTCGACCCAACGCTTGGCAGCTCGCACAGCGGCCTCGTTCTTCGCGTTCCTCTCTGCCTGCTCCGCGGCTTCTTTCTCCAGAAAGTAGTTGCGAGCTCGCACGACGCCGAAGGAGAGACCCCCAACGATAAAGAGTGCTCCTCCGATAACGAGGAGCGCCTTCTTCATCTCTTTAGTCATCCCCCAATCCTAACCCTGACCTGAAGCTCCACAATGGGAAAATTTACGCTCGGTCCCAAGCCCGAGCCCAAGGTCACGCCTCCGCGCCCCCGGCCGCCCAAGCCCGAGCCCGCTCTTTTCGAGCAGTTGCTGCCGTGTACGTGGCGGGGCATTCACTTCCCTACGTCGACCATCAAGGTCTCCCTCTCCCAGGACGTTACTGAACACAAGTACTGGGGGAAGGACGGGGCGGACGTCGAGTCCACGGGGCGTGCCCCTCTCGAGATCGACGCCGTGCTGCCACTCTACAACGGGATTGCCCCGGGCAAGGGCGAGAAGTGGGGAGTCCTTTACCCGACGACGTTCCGTCAACTCCTCGATGCGTTCTCGGACAAGTCGAAGGGCGTGCTTCAGCACCCCGAGCTCGGGGAGATCACCTGCAAGCCCGTCTCGTTCGACTTCGCTCACGACGCCCAACGCCGCGATGGTGTCGAGGTCACGGTCAAGTGGGTCGAGACCTTCGAGAACGACGAAGGCTTCAACACCGCGGCCAAGGACTCGCCCATCAACGTGGCCGACCTGGCGGCGCTGAACCTCGACTCCTCGCGCGCGGACCTGAAGCTCCTCGTGCCTGACGCGGCCCTCCCCGAGGAGGACTTCGTCAGCCTCATGAACAAGGTGACGGGCTTCGTTGACAGCGTCACCACGTTCGCTCAGGTCATCGGCAACAAGCCGAACCAAGTCCTCTATCGCCTTGAGCAGTTGCAGAACAGCGTCGAGCGTGCCAAGAACGCCCTCACGTGGCCAATCATTGACACGATTGAGCGGGCCAAAGACGCCCTTCACGACATCAAAGAAGCCACCAGCACGACACACACCCTCGTTGGTACGGGGCCTGTCGACGGTTCAGGGTCCCCCGCAGTCGGTCGCAAGATCGCCCGCTTCCTGACGCCCAACAACATGACGGCGAGCAGCATTCAAGCCTCCCTGCCGAACGCCAACACTCTCGACGAGCTCATGCAGCTCAACCCGGTTCTGGTCTCTAAGACCGAGATCGGCGTCGGCATCGTCATTCGTTACTACGCGTAATGCCCGAAAAGTTCACACCGAGTCGGCCCGATCGCGAACTCATCAGTCTTCTACTCGATGACCCGACGAGGAAGACCCCTCCGCTTCGCCTCGAGAACTTCTCGGAGTATTCCTTCTCGAGCAATTTCCTTCAGCCTACCGACGGTTGGAACTTCGCTTTCGGGACGGAGTTCTTGGATTCCGACACGGCCAGGCTGATTGTCCCGGGGAACAAGGTCGAGCTCCTCATTCAGGGGGCGCTTCAATCCACCGGCTACATCGATTCCGTCAGCATCTCGACATCCCGCGGTGGCGGCAAGGAGTACCGCATCGAAGGCCGCGACAAGATGGCCATTGCGGTAGATGCCTGCGCGAACCCGCTGTTCTCGGCGAAGGACGGCGAGACTCTGGCGGACTTCCTCCCGCGTCTGTTCAAGGACTACGGCTGGCCTAACGAGGACGATTTCTCTATCGACGCCGAAGCGGACCGAGATATTCGGTCGAACACGCACGGAGCACGTTCGAAGACGAAGAAGTCCGAAGGCAAAGGCTTCGGCAAGCGAGCGCTCAAGCAGTACAAGATTCACCAGAAGCGAGCCAACGCCAAAGAGAGCGTCTGGGAGTTTGCCTCGCGCATTACGCAGCGTCTGGGCCTTTGGATCTGGGCCTCAGCCGACGGCGAAACCCTCTTCGTGTCGACTCCCGATTTCGAGCAGGCTCCCAAGTACAAGCTTCTGGTCAACCGCGAGGGCACAACGAACGTGCTCTCGAGCTCGGTCAAGCACTCCTCGATGAACCAGCCGTCGGCCATTATCGCCGATGGGTACTCGTACGGCGGAGAGTTTGGCAAGTCGAAGATCATCGTTGTCATGTTCAACAACATGGTGTCGCTCGGTGACCTGCCTCAGGACCCCGAAGTTCTGAAGTACGAGAAGGCAGGCGCGAAGTTCATCGAAGGCCCGGTCTTCCCCTTCGCTTCGCTGGTCAAACTCAACAAGTACAAGCCTGTCTACCTGCACGACGACGAGTCGCAGAACCTCGAGCAGCTCGAGGCCTTCGTTCGTCGCGAGATGTCCTTGCTTCAGAGGCAGTCTATCGAGGCCTCGTACGTGGTCGAAGGCCACGGTCAGATCGTCGACGGCACGTTCGCGCCCTGGACGGTCGACACGATTGTCAGCGTCGACGACAAGCCCGCTGGCCTGAAAGAGGACATGTACATCCTCGGTCGCACGTTCGAGAAGTCCCGCAGTGGCGGCACGACGACGAAGCTCGAGCTCATTAGAAAAAATACCATCGTGTTCTCGGACACGAGCTCGAAGAAGCACTGATGCCCTCACTTGACCTTACTGACGTCTTCAAGACCGTCCAAGTTTTGAAGACGACGCTCTCGACCAAGACCAAGCAGATCTTGGCTCAGATTGGGAGTGTGGTTGGCGAAGGCCTGACCGAGCAGGACAACATCGTCCTGTGGCAGTGGTTTGGATTCGCGGCTCGACCTGCGAAGGCCACCAAAGGCAAGGACGCTGCCGAGCTCTTCGTCGTTCGCTCGGGCGCCGACGAGTGCGCCATCGCAGGGCGGGACGTTCGCGACCTCCCCGTCTACGGGGCCTTGGCGGATGGCGAGACGGTCGTCTACGCAACAGGCGAAGACGGCCTCGGCCAGTGCCGTAGCTTCTACAAGAAAACCGGCGTCCTCACGCACTACACCCGCAAGGGCAATGTCGAGTCCGGCGCCGGCATGATGATGCAACTCGACGCGGTCGGCGGAGGCATCAACATCGTCGACTCGTTCGGCAACGCCATCGTGTCTGATGCGGACGGGTGGAAGTTCACGACGGCTGGCGGCGCGGCGGCGCTTGTTCTCAACGCCGACGGCAGCATCAAGCTCATTGGCACTGGTCAGACCCAGGTTGACGGCACGAGCATCGTGCTCGGCGCTGTTGCTGTCCCGGTCGTAAACGGCGTGCTCGTCGGGCCCACGGGCATCGCCGGAGTTAGCAGCGCCAAAGTATTCGCCCAAGCAGTCTAAGAGCCCGTGCCCTTCAACCCGGCCATACTCGGCCCGGCCCTCATCGTAGGGTCCGGGACTACGGATCCTATTGGGTCGGCGGGTTGGATCGCCATCGGCGCCAACATCGTCGCCTGGACGATCTCAACCTGCACGCTCAACCCGCTGGGCGGCACACCACTTCTTGCGGTCGGGCCCCTCGTTACGGGCACAGGCGTCATCGTCCCCGGCCCGACGCCCATACTGGGCCTGACGCTCGCGGCCTCCTCAGGCTCCGTCGATCCGGCAGGCATCGCGAAGTGGTCGGCGGTGGCGGCCGAGTACGGACGCTGGCTCGCAACCTTCGGGTGCAATCCGCTCGGTCTAGTCGCCTGGGTCGGACCCATCCCGCCCGTGGGGGCCGTGGCCGGAACCTGTCTTCTAGCGCCTGTTGGCAAACCGGACTTCGCTACGGCAATAGGTCTCACGGATGCGCCCGGCATTGCCCATTGGGGCGCGGTCGCGGACGCCGTCGCTTTGCAAGTCGCCCTCGGCACGGTGACCCCGGCAATGACCAACGCCATCAACGGGCCGCTGCTTGGGATTGGCGCTTTGACATGAGCTGCGGATTCCCCTCGTTGAGCCTCCCGGGGCTCCCGACGCTAAGCCTTCCTTCCTTACCTTCGCTTTCGTTCTCGATTCCTCTTCCCGCCATCGACTTCGAGTTTGGGCTCCCGAGCATTTCGCTCCCGGGCCTTCCGACTTTGAGCTTGCCCAGCCTCCCGTCGTTGAGCTTCTCAATTCCGATTCCTGCCATCGACTTCGAGTTTGGGCTGCCCAGTCTTTCGCTCCCTGGACTTCCGAGTTTGAGCCTGCCGTCGCTTCCGTCGTTGAGCTTCTCGATTCCGTTTCCTGATCTTCCTTGCCCGCTCGAGTAGCCCACCATGTCCGGTTTTGGCTCGCAACCTTACGGCTCTTCTCCTTATGGGCTTGGGACACCTGCGGTCGCTACCGACCTAGGTGGCTCCGCCCTAGTCAATGAAGGCGTCCAGCAAGGCTCTCGTCGCATCGACCCGTTGACGAAGGACTACGTCCTCGACGACACGGGCCGCATCGCTGGCATGTCCAACGTTCACCAGCTGGTTCTTCTGGCTGTGTCGACGACCAAGGGCTCCGCTGCCATGCGCACGCTCGGTCACGACTTCAAGAAGATCGAGCGCATCTCCGCCAACTTCATCAGACGCGTCGACACGACCCTCCGCGCCGCCGTTCAGCACCTCACGGCCCGTGGCCTGATCGAGGTCACCGGCGTGACCGTCGAGGTCGCTCGGCCTGGCGTCGGCTTCGCAAAACTCCAGTGGCGTGACCTGACGTCGGGTTCGTCCCGCATCGAAGAAACCCCCGTCGGCTGATCCCAACGACCACGGCGACCACGCCGACGAGCATACATGGCCGAACTGAATACATTCGTCGTGCGCGACAGCGTCACGATTCGAGACGCCATCCTGCGGACCATCCGCAGCGGGCTCATCGCGCGTGGCGTCGAAAACCCGAACGTCACGCCCGGCTCGGACTGGTTCGTCCAGGCCCAGGCCTACGCGAACCAGCTCGTGGTCATCGAGGCCAACGCGGTCATCAAGGCCGACGAGCAGATGGCCGATACGGCGACCGGGGATTCGCTCGCGCGCATCTGCGCCATCTTCGGGTTGTCGAAGCAGGCTGCCGCGGGCTCCGCCGGCCACGTCGTGCTGAGCTCCTCCACCGCCACGACGATCTCGACCGGTAGTCAGCTCATCGACGGTGCGGGTCTCGCCTACGAAGTCGTCACCGGCGGCATCTACAACGACGAAGACCTCATACCCGTCCGCGCCGTTGCCACGGGCACGGCGACCAACCTGGCTGCCGAGGAAGTCCTTCGCTGGGTGTCGACCCCGCCGTTCGCGGACGAGAAAGCGCTCGTTGCCAACGACGGCCTCGTCAACGGCATTGACGAGGAGAGCGACGACGCGCTCCGCGAGCGCCTCTTCTCCAGGCTTCAGAACCCACCGCGTTCGGGCAATGCCTCCCACATTGCGGAAGACGCCGAGGCCTCGAGCCCAAGCGTCCAGAAGGCGTTCGTGCATCCGGCCATCCTGGGCCCGAGCTCGGTGGGCGTGGTCGTCACGGCGGCCCCGACCGAAACCAACAAGTCCCGGGACGTCGACTCGATCATCCTTACGGGGACCGTCACCCCCTACATCAAAGGCATCTATCCCGAGCACGCCGAGATCAACGTCACGACCGTGACGAACGTCGACGCTGACGTCGCGTTTGGTCTCATCCTCCCTGAGGCCCCGACCGCATCACCCCCTGGCCCCGGCGGCGGCTGGTTCAATGGCTCTCCTTGGCCGGCGCCTGACGCGTCCACTTCGTGGAGGTGCACGGTCACGACGGTCACCAGCACCACAGTGCTCATCGTCGATGCGTTGACCTCGCCCACGATCAACGTCTCGAAGATCTGCTGGCTCAGCCCCATCGAGTGGAAGCTTTATCAAGCCCTCGTCGTCAACGTGTCGGGCACCTCGGGCGCGTACACCATCACGCTCGATGCCCCTTTCGTTGGCATCGCGACGGGCGACTACATCTGGCCGAACTGCGAGAACGCCCAGGCCTATGTCGACGCGACGCTGGCCGAGTTCGCCCTGATGGGCCCCGGCGAGAAGACCGCCAACGCCAGTGCCCTCATCCGAGGCTTCCGTCACCCGCGCTCTGCCGCGGGCTGGCCGATGACACTTGGCGGGCATCTCACGCGTGCACTTACCGCGGTCGGCGACGAAGTCGAATCCGCCCAGTTCTTTCACCGCACCGACGGCACCACGACGCTTACCGGCAGCGCCGGACTCGTGACGCCCCAGGTGCCCGCGGCTCTTACCGACCCGCCCAAAATCTTTCGGCCACGCTACGTGGCTTTCTATCGGGTGCCATAAATGAGCGGACTTCCTGGCATCGACGACCTTAGCTCCGTAGGTGGGGCGAAGGCGGACTACGAGCCCGTCGAGGACCCGACCACGGACCTCGCCGCTGCGCACTGGAACGTCGTCGCGATGAACGCGACCGCGGTTACCCAGACCGCCGCGCGCGCTTGGGTCTCCGTCGTAGGCAAGGCGTCATCGCCCCCCGATGATCCTGTAAGCAACGTTCACGGCGCCGTATGGGGCAACGCCGCCCTCGTCAAGCCAACGATGGCCCGCACGGGCGCAGGGGTTCTCACAGCCACCTGGCCGACGTCGATCACCGACGCACTCGGCATCAGTCAGACCGTCAACCTCCGGCGTGCCTGGGCTTCCGCCGAGGGCACCGTTCCGTACTTCGTAACCGCCACGGTCACCGCCGTCAACGTCGTCACGCTGCGCATCTTCAACGCCGCCGGCGCCGCGAACGACGCGGTCGGTGTGACCTTCACGATCTTCGTCACCTGACCCAGGCGCAGGGAACACATGCCCAAGTTCGGCGGATATAGCCCCTTCCCGAAACGGATGGGGGGTGGACGGCCTCGTGTCGAGACGCTGACCAAAGCCTTGGCAGCCGACCGCGGCGACGGCTTCGACGCGCTCAATCGCGAGACGATCGCGTACACAATCGACACTTCCGCCGCCCGGGCATTGTCCGCGGCTTGGGGCACCAACCAGCGCCTTGCCCAGCTGTGGGACCCGCGCCGCATGTCCGAGGACGTGCTCGCGCGCTGGGAGAAGATCCTCGCCCTTGCCCCTCTGGCAGGGGAGTCGGAGGGCACCCGACGCACTCGCGTTGAGGCCGTCTTAGCCAGGTTCGGTTCGCCAGCTTGGGCTAGCGCCATCTCGGCGCAGCTGACTGCGGAGATTGGCAGCGCCTTCGTAGGGATTGAAACCATCTCCTACGCGCTCGCCAACATCCTTGTTCCTGACGGTACGTATCCGTGGGGTGTTGTTGGTGGGGTGCCGTGGTCTTCGACCGTCGCCCATATTCTGATTCTGCTTCAGAAGCCCACGGGCTGGACTGAAGGGCAATTCTACGACGCGGCGGCCAAGGTCGTCCTCGTGCTGGACCCGCTTCTGCCGGCTTGGGTCTCATACGACTGGTATCGCCAACCGGATACCGGAACGCCGGTGAGTGTTCCCGGCGGCCCGAGCGTGGGCGGCTTCTGTTTGGATAATGAGCATAACTTCGACTCGGTGTTTGACGCATGACAATCAGTAGAGCGAAGCCCGCGGGATGGGGGGTTGGAGACAAACTAACGTCCTCCGAAGCCAACACCATCGACATCAATACGACGAAGGCGCTGGATAAGTCCGCCGCCGCGACGGACACCCTCGCCAGCAACGTCTCGTGCTCAGGCGTGGGTCGCATTCGACGTTCCTACGTCACCGGGACTGATGCCAATACGACGTATCTGCTCAGCGGCGGTAACTCAATCATCGACGCCGCCAGTGCAACTCTAACTGCGGCGCGCAACTACACGCTTTCTAACACCGGAGCCTCAGCAGGCGACGAGGTCGACATCCTCGGCCACGCTACCTGGGACATCACCGTCAAGAACAACGGCGGTACCACTATCACGATCATCGGCGCCAGCCCCACGGGCCTGGCCGGTTCGTCGTGGGCCACGTTCCTCCACAATGGCACGAACTGGATTCTGTTCCGCGCCAGCCAAACCGCGCCCACGACCCGCACCGCTTTCACCGCGGGCGGCACGTACACCGTGCCCACCGGCGTCTACAAGCTCGTCATCTTCGGGTGCGGGGCCGGCGGCGGTGGGGGAGGCGGTGGCTCGGGCAACACCACGACGACTCACGCGACGAGCGGGGGCGGTGGCGGCGGCGGTTCGATTATGGGGTCCGCTTGGGTCGACGTGACTCCGGGCCAGGCCATCACGGTCACCATCGGTTCAGGCGGTTCCGCCGGCGCGGCCGGCGTGGGGTCCGACGGAGGGGTCGGCGGCGACGGCGCGGACACGACCTTCGGAACGATCGTCAAGTTCAAAGGGGGGCAAGGCGGACTCGGTGGCTACACCGCCGCCGATGACAGCACCTTCACCGTCGCAGGCGGCAACTCTGTGGCTGGGTCCAAGCGCTGGTATGCGCTCGGGGCGGCTTCGTCCGCAGAGCTCAAAGCCATTATTCAAATGGGCTTTGGGACTGGCGGGACCGGCGGCGGCGGGGAAATCCCAACTGTCGCAACCGCGGGACAGCCCGCAATGCAAAGTTCGATTTACGACGGGACGTCCACGGGTGTCCCCGGCACGGCAGGCACCGCGGGCACCGCCTCGGGCTCTTACAAGGGCGG